TTTAGAATTACTGTCTTATGAGCACTCTTGTAAGGCGAGAGAATTTTTTTGGTGCTCCAGCGGGGATTCGAACCCCAATAGAATTACGCATTTTCAGTGCTTATCACTTTCTGACAACACTTTTGACAACTTTCTGCTGCGTTTTACGTACCGGTTGACCTTGTTGTGTACCTGCTGTTTACGCTTGTCCTCAAGGTCGGTGTAGATATCCTGCGTCATTGCGATGGTAGAGTGCCCGAGCAGATACTGCGCATCCTTGACATCGATATTCGCGCTGTGCAGCATGGATGCATATGCGTGCCGGAGTTGATGCGCAGTCGATTGGATGCCATGGCTCTGCTGGTATTTTTTCAGGCCGGATTCCAGCTCCGTCTTTGTCGGCAAGCCGCCAGGGAAGAAGATGAATGTTTCAGGGTCGTCATAGTGCGGCAGGACCTCGATGACGTTATCCGGCAGGTCTAGGTAGCGCACGCCGGCTTCGGTCTTAGGGGATTTGAGAACCGGCTTTCGCGTGTCAGAGTATGCAACGGCACGCGCGACGCGTGCAGTCCGCGTATCGAGATCAATATCTTTTTGCTTCAGTGCAGCGGCTTCTCCGCGGCGCGCTCCCGTGTATACCATGAAATACGACATTCGTGCGAACAGACTCTCTGTCTTGGATTCTTCGATTTTCTGCAGGTCGTCCGGCGGCGTCGGCTTTCTGGGTACGCGCGGGTTTCCCTTTGGGGTCGGAATCCCGATGCAGGGGTTTGCATCAATATCGCCGCAAAGAAAGGCGTAGTTGAGGATCTGCCGTATCACGGACTTTGTGTTGTTGATGACCTTCTGCGAGTAGCCACGCGCGGCGAAGCGCTGCAGGAAGACGACGATCTGGTGACCGGTGATGTCCGTGACATACTGGTCGCCGAAAGCGTCCACAGCGCGATTCTTTGCTGTTCTGTAACCGCATACGGTGTTTGGAGACAGGCGCGGTTCGCACTGCTCCCACCAGTCATCGGCGACGGCCTCGAATGTACGGCCATTGTCCGCTGCCTCGTTCGCGTGCTTTTCGCACTCACGGATATAGTCGTCACGCTTTTGCTCGACTTCTTTGTCGGTTTTTCCATAGAAATACTTTCGCTCGCCATTGATGGTGTCAGACAAGACAATGCGTCCGTCTTTGCGCAGCGTGTATTTTGTCCTTTTTCTTGCCATAGGCATCCTCCTGTTGGGTTCTTGCATAGTGGGAAATTTGTGCAATCGGATATTTACAATCCAGAAAAAGCGTCATAAAATAGAAGTAAGGGTGTGCATTATTTTGCGTGTCCAGAATATCGACAACAAATCTACCGTCCTAGTGCTGCAGCACCGGGGCGGTTTTGTATAAAAACAAAATATGCGGACATTTATAAAGATAATAGCACGGATAAATGTTTAATTACAAAAAGCGCTTGATTTTGCAATTAAACAATGATATTATGCATCAAACCGAACAAAACAAGAGGATTTTGAAAAGCAAGAGGTGTTCACATGAACTATGAGTCTTTAAGGACATTATATTATAAGGATCCTGAACTGTATCAGCAGGAGTATGCCAGCCGGCGGAACGGAAGAGCTACTATCCATATAGATTTTGATGTTTCGGGAAAACCGGCATTTTTTGAGGAAAACAATGAAGTGTTCCTCCTTGCGTTTCAAATCATGTCATGCGACAAGAAGATTCTTTCGATCAGCAAGGATCTGCCGCCGATTGCGCTGCAGCAGTACAGGAAGAAGTGCCTGATCGACGAAATTGTCCTTACAAACAAGATCGAAGGTGTACACAGCAGCCGGAAAGAAATCGGTGAGGCACTTGCAGTACTCGATGAGCAATCCTCCGCAAAAGGGAAACGTCATCGGTTTATCGGGCTTGTCAATAAGTATAATAAGCTTACGAAAAGTGAGTCAGTATCTTTGGCATCATGCGAAGATATCCGGAATATTTACAATGAACTGGTGCTGGAGGAAGTCATTGCAGAGGATCCGCAAAACGCTCCTGATGGAAAAATCTTTCGGAAGGATCAGACTACCATTCGCAGCGCAACAGAGAAAGTGATCCACGCAGGCCTGACACCGGAGAGAAAGATTATCGAAGCAATGGAAAAGGCGCTCGCGTTTCTGCATGATGATTCCATACCATGGCTGTTTCGGATCTGCATTTTCCATTATATGATTGAGTATATCCATCCGTTTTATGATGGGAATGGACGGCTGGGTCGGTTTATTCTGAGCTACTGCATTGCGGAGAAATGTGAGAGCCTGAGTGCCTATCGCATTTCGGAAACGGTGAAAGAAAACATCAAGGACTATTATGAAGCGTTTCGGGTCTGCAATGATCCGCGCAATCTTGGCGATTTGACGCCGTTCCTGTTGATGATGTTGGAAATGCTCTTGAAAGCCATGCAGGAACTTGTAGATGGGTTGCAGAGACGGAAAATTCTGTTGGGTCGGTATGAGAAGCTGGTGGGCACTTTTCCGGAGAGTGAAAACGAAAAAATGCACATGCTCTACATTTTTCTCGTTAGGGCAGCACTGTTTTCGGAGGACGGAATATCTACTGCCGAGCTGCAGGAGGTTTGCGGCGTCAGCTATGGAACGCTCCGGAAGCTGCTGGATAATGTAAGAGATCAAGGGCTGCTGATCCAGACAAAGCGGGGGCGGGAAAACTGTTTTGAAATGGACTTGAACCTTCTGGATGAAAAATTCATGAAACAGAACTAAACTTTCGCGTTTGCATATTGCCCCGGTGCGCTGCACCGGGGCAATTCTTATTTCTTATTTGATATCCGGTACCGTGGGAATTGCATCTTCACCTGGCAGGACGGCGCTGCAAAGCGTTTCGATAGCGCGTGCAAGCTCTTTGGCCTTGTCGGCGCTCATAATAAGAGAGGCGACAGGCTCTTTAGTGATTTTGCCGAGTTTATCTGTGCTGTCGAAACTGGGACACTGTTGTGCGAAGCAAAGCACAAATTCGTTGCCATTTCCGCTGAGAGCACAGCTAAAGCCGTTTGTGTACTGATACATAGCTACCTCCATTATTACATTTGCATCAATTCATCCGCGTCATCCAGAGTTTTAAACTCTGCGTTGTTGGAAGATTCGACGTGCCATTCGCACGGTCTGTAATCGTCAAAACGAAAGATTTGCCCCTGATTATAGTGCGGCGGAGCAGTAGTGACAAACGGGCATTGCATTGGGATTTGCAGCTTATCAGCGATCTGGGAAAGTGTATTGAGCGTGAAGTTTGTCTCGCCCTTCTCCCATTTTGACACGGTGCTTTGAGACACACCCATATAGTCGGCGAATTCTTTTTGATTCATGTGGAGATCAAAGCGTTTTTTGCAAATCTCCGCGGCGATTGCTCCCTGCAGTCCTGCGAGCATGATTGCGGCCGGGGACATGGATTTTGAAAGCGCATCCAGTAGTGCGTAGGTGTTAGGCGTTTTCATGGTTATCTCCCTTTCTGGCTTCTTCGAGGCGTGCTTTTGCCGGCTCGATATACTTGGTGTAGTCGGTCTTCCGCTTTCCTCCACGCTCGTAGAAGGATAACAAAAGAATCGGCTGTTGGTTTTGCAGGAACGAATACAACACTCGTATGTTGTACCCGTTGCCTGTAAGGTGCATACTGAACAGGCCGTTGCCGATGGACTCAAACTCTTTAGACTGTACTGCTTGCGCACCGAGCAACGTCAGCATTCGTAGCTGCCGGACAAATGTAGTGAAAAACTTTCCTTCAATACCGGTTTCGGCAATCAGCTCGACCAACTCTTGATAAAATTCACGAGTATACAGAAGTTCACCGAGTATGCTGCATAGCCAGGATAGCACTTCTTCTCTTTTCATTCTATGTACCTCAGCGCAATAATATTACTTTTAGAGAATAATATCAATAGAAATGATAAAAAAATTCGCGGATAGAATAAAATGTTTACATTTTTGGCATAGATTTGCCTTACGGCGCTTCATTCTCCCTTAGTCAGGAAATGCCGCCTGTACAGCTCTTTCAGCTCATCGGCGGTGTAGTTCGTGCCGAACCGGCGATTGATGAGGCCGCGCGTGATGCCCCAATTCCAGCCGTATTTGTGGACCAGGCGGTACATGACGCTATAGATTTCTGCCTGCATGCGTGCCACGCCTCCTCACACGGTGCTTTCTTCGCTGATCGCGCTGTCGATCATCTGCTGTAGCTTATCGCGATCCCACAGCAAGATGCCGTTCTTTTCGGCCAGTTGCTTTGCACCGGCGGTAAAATAATTATTTGTCATCACAACACCAACATGGCAGTTGTACATGCTTTTACCGGCGCACACTTCCTGCACTGGCGTGTTCCCCAGCGCGGAAGAATAGCATTTACACTGGACGGCATAGCGCACGCCTTCTTTTTCGGCGATCACGTCAACGCCCTGGTCGCCGGAACCCGGTGTCACGGACACATTGACAAAACCGTTCTTTTGCAAAACGGTGGCGCAATATTTTTCAAAGCGGTGTCCGTCCATGTGATCGACTTTCCCCATCGGGTTAGGAGAAGCAAATTTGGGCGCATATTCCTTGCAAAGCTGCCCATAGCGGATATGCACTGCCAGAGACAGGGAAGGATCACTATACTTTTTCTTTAGCGCATCAAATGTTCTGCGGCAGTCATCGCGATTATAAAGGCGGGAGAATGCAGTTTTGTAACTCTTCTGAAAATCATGTTCCATTTTGCGAATCATATCCAAATCGGATTGTTCGTTGCTGATTTGCGCATGGGGTTCTTTGCTTAGTTGTTTGGCGGTGTGGATGCTCGCCTCAGGGGCTTTTTCCGCTGCTGGGGTACGTTTCGGTGTGTTTTCAGGTACGTTGCTTGATGCTTTTGCGGTGTAGGCAAATGGTATTTTTGACAGAACGAGTGACGCAAAACGGTCTGGAACAACTGGCGGTTGCTTGACAGTGTCAGTACCTGCTGCTGTGGTATTTTGCGCCGTTGGGGAGGGACTGGGTACTCCTTTGGGTACAGCGTTAGTGGCTTCTGTGGTGTACGTGAGGGGTGATGTGAAAATTCTGATTCCATTGCGGGAGATCGCGGAAACAGAACCGCCGATGGCGCAAGCTATGCTGATTAAGATAGCGCCGGCGGAAATCATAAGATAAGTGGTGCCGATGCTATCTGCATTAGCGTAATAATCGTCTCCAATATAGGAGGCGGCAATGACAATGGCGGACACAAAGGTGTATATTGCGATGATTGCAAATGCCAAGGCTATATCGAAAGCGGATATGCTTTTATTTTTGAGCTTGCGCTTGGTATACACATTTTTCAGGATCGGGACGATGAGTAAACAATCGACGATGCTGAAGAATATAAAAAGCGCTGGTTTTATGGAATTTATAAACGAGCACAATACAGAGATAAATATCAGAACAATATACCACCAACGTTTGTAAATCGGGCTTTTTGTGTACGAACGCTCCGTCTCCATACTGCATCCTCCGATGTTTATACATATCATCCTTCTGCCATGTGCACACGGCTGATAATTGAAAAATAGCATATTTCGGGCAGTATTGCAATAAGTTAGCAAAAAACGTTCGGAATACCGAACGTTTTCAACACGCAGCCGAAAAATGTGGTAGGATTATGGCGAGGATGAAAAACAATGTACGGGAGTATAGAGAATACAAAGGCGTCAGCCTGCGGTGGCTGGCCGGAAAGGTGGGGTGTGGGACAAGCACGCTGTGCGACGTTGAGAGGGGCAAGAGCATTCCAAACGTCCGCCTCGCCATTCGGATCGCAAAGGCGCTGGGGACGACCGTGGAAAACTTATGGGAGGATGAACTATGACGGAAACGGAATGGAGGGCGTACTTACGGCGCGAAATCGAGCGGCTGCTGGAAGCGGCCGGCGAGCGGGAGCTGCGGCTGACGCTGAAATTTCTGCGCACTGCCGCGTGAAAAAGAAAAACACCGGCAAAACACCGGAAAAACGCACGCAAAGACAAACAAACGCACGCAAAGCAAAGCGGATCAGGAAATCAATCCTGATCCGCTTTTTTGTTTTCTTCGGCGATCTGGAGGGCGAACGCCTCAATATCCGCCCAGCGCTCCTCCGGCAGCCGCGACAGCGCAAGCAGGAAGCGGCGGCGGAAATTATCCTCTTCGCCGCGCATGACATCGCCGACGAAGGCCATGACCTCCTCGTCGCGCGAGATCTGCACGAACATCTCGCCCTCACCGGTGCGCAGCCAGCGCTCATTCACTCCGTAAGTGCGGCAGATGGACGCAATCATAATATCGGAAACCGCAGCTCTGCCGTTTTCCACATTGTTAATCATGTCTCTGTTTGCGCCGAACGGTGCGCCGAACGCGGCTTGCGAAAGCCCTTTCGCTTTCCGAACTTCTTTAATTCTGCTATTCGTAGTATCACCTCCTGACGATGACAATAATCTATCACGCTTGCATGAGTATGTCAACACAAAAAATCACAGAATTTGCGTAAAAATGTGTTGACAAGCTCAACTGGCGGCTGTATTATGTGTATATAAACACAAACGCCCGTGTCCGACGACACGGAGCAACGCAAGGAGGTGAACAAAATGCTTACAAAAAATGAGCGGAAAACAATCGAGCGGCTGGCGGCCATGATGCAGAGCATGAACGAGATGCAGAAGGCGCAGCTTTGCGCCTTTGCAGAGGGGCTGGCGATGGCGCTGGAGCACAGCAAGCGCGCGTCGTAAGGCGCGCGCAATCTATTCGATTGGAGGTGAACCAAATGAACTATTCCAACATCTATTACGTAAATCTGCGGGCAGAAATGGCACGCGGGAATATCGGTATCGGCCAGATGGCGAAAGCGCTGCACATCAGTCGGGACACGATGGCGCGGAAACTGGCGGGCAGATCGCCGCTGCATCTGGACGAGGCGTTCCGGATGCGCGATCAGTTCTTTCCATCGTGCAGTATCGAAGCACTGTTCCGGGAAGAAAGGGAAGAGCGAGGCGCATAAAACACCTCGCTCAGCTGGTAGATTATTTCGTTTTTTTGCTGGGGCGCTGTGCAAGAGCGCTCGCAGCGGCGGTCTTGCTGGCCTTGCCGGTTCGACCGTCACGAAGCACCTTCGACGCCGCGGTCGCGGCTCTGGCGCTTGTCTGCTTGGAATTGCGCAATGTGCTGCCTCCTTTCTTTGGAGAATTGTACGCCGTGCTGGTAACACGGCATACATTAAATATACAACATATTGCGCTAAATATCAAGCGTAATAGCACATTTAGTGTCAGAAAGGAACAAAAGGACGAATTCTATGAAGCCAACAAGAGCTGGATACATCCTATTATCCATAGCGACGCTACTGAATTCGATCACGTTGGTGATTCTGGTGTGGTCGAAACTTCTGGCATGACGCCGCAGAAAGCAATTTCGAAAAGGAGAGAGGTACATATGCCGCGAGAAAAAGAAACCTTCCGGCTTGAGCTGGAGGAAATCTTGAAGTTCACCGGTGGCCGCCGGGTGCTGACGGTGACAGACGTCAGCAATTATACAGGGCAAAGCCGACGGGTGTGCCGCGAGCGGTACAACGTCAGCGGGAAAGAGGGCATCAGCGCCGTGGCGCTCGCCCAGATGTTGGCCAGATAGGTCAAGAGAAAGGAGAAACCAATGAAAGCAACAGGAATCATCAGGAGGGTCGATGACCTCGGCCGCATCGTGCTGCCGAAGGAGCTGCGCCAGACGATGGGCATCCGGACGGGAGATCCCATGGAGATCTATACCGACGCGGACAACATCATCCTGCGCAAGTATGCGCCGGGCTGTGCGTTTTGTGGGAGCGTGGACGGAGTCCGACATATCCACGATGTGCCGATGTGCGCTATCTGCGCGAACAACATGCAGATGCTGTACCGAACGGCAGAGGGGAGCGACGACGAATGAAGGTGTTCGGAGATCCGCGCGCCAAGGCCAAGGTGCGCCGCTACATCGTCTGGGGTATCGAGGATGGCATCGTCTGCGCGTCCTTTATCGCCGGCATCGCGCTGGCGGGGTGGCTGTTTCACATCCTCTTCGCTGCGCTCGGCGTCGCATGAGACGTCCGGAGGTCGTATATATGTCACCGGCAGAGCTGGCCATGCGACGCCGGAATGACCGCTGGGCAGCGCATGGCCGCGCGCGGGTGGCTCTCCCGGGGCGCAAGGCCGTGGTCGTGCCGTGCGCATCGCCGTTCGCGGCGATCCAGTGCGCGGCGGAGCTGTGGGGCGTCCCATGGCAGGAAGTCGTCCACGGGGCGCGCGTCATGTGGGCGCCGCCGGAGACATAAAAAGACACCGCCTGCGAAGATCGTCAAACCCGCAGGCGGTGAAAACCCAGTAGCGCACAGGGCGCGCTACACTATATATATTATAGCATACAGTTGCCCGCCCTGCAAGCCGAAAAACGCTGACGCCGCAAGGCGTTTTCAGCTTCGGTAAGACCAATTACTAACTCGACCGGAGACAGACAGGGAGGCAATCATGCCGTATGTACATCGCACTGTCGTGTGCGGGGAAACGGTCGAGCACCGCAAGATGTATTCATCCCGTGTGCACAGCAAGGAGGTCAAGCCGCGCAAGCGATCATCCGAGAAAGAGACCTCCAAGCGCCAGGAGCGTATCAACGAGCGCGTGGCCGAGGAGCATCTGCGCTGGCTCATCAACTGTAACTACCATTACGGCGACTTCCACCTGGTGCTGCACTACTGGTGCAAGCATGTCACGCTGGAACAGGCCGAGCGGGACAGGGCAGCGTTCCTCCGCGAGCTGCGTAAGGCGTACACCAAAGCGGGCAAGCGCCTGAAATACATCGCCGTGCTCGAAACCAAGCACATGACGAACGTGCATCATCACATCCTACTGCCGCGCTTTGACGCGCAGATCATCGCCGCTGCCTGGACAAAGGTGACCAATGGCGCGGGCTCTATCAGTTTCCAGATGCTCGACAATCGAAAGAACCACGCAAAGCTCGCGTCCTACCTCATCAAGGAATCGCGCTCCACCATGCGCCGCTGCCGCGAGCAGGGCATCCGCCGCCGGCGGTATACCTGCAGCGCCGGCATGGCAAAGCCGGAGATCCGCTATCAGGTGGCCAAGGCTGAGACGTGGCGCAAGGAGCCGAAGGCCAGACGGGGTATGCATCTCTATCGCTTTGACGATGGATCGGAGTATAAGAGCGGCTGGCACGAACTGAGCGGCTGGCCGTGGCAGGAGTATTACGAGATCAAAGACACTGCATAGAAAGGAGCATCCACAATGGGTATCAGCATGGACAGCCTGCCGCCGCGCTATCAGAAACAGGCGGCGCGCAAGCTGGATCCCGCAGCGTATGAAAAGGCGCTGCAGTTTTTCCACGCAGAGGAGGACAAAAATCCCGCGCGCCAGGCGCAGGGGAGCATCAGTCACGCGCTCGGCGAGAGCTTCGAGGCACAGATCCTCACCGCGTGCGAATATTACCGGTCGGTCTGTCACGCGGAGATCGACAAAACGCCGGAGCCGATCAAGGTCATTTCCGGCCGGCATCAGAATCCGAGCGGCTGCTGGTCGTTCGAGGCGGTTTTCACCAAGCAGGCGCAGCCGGATTTCCAGGGTACGATCGACGGCGGCCGCAGCGTCGTGTTCGAGGCCAAGGCCACGGACAAAGACCGCATCCTGCAGAGTGCGGTCACGGAAGAGCAGGCGCGTGCACTGAAATCGCACGCCAATATGGGCGCACTGGCGTTTGTACTGGTGTGCCTGCGCGGCCGCGCGGTCTATCGCGTGCCGTGGGAAGTGTGGTGGCGGATGCGGCAGCATTTCGGCCATAAGTACATGACGGCCGAGGAGCTGGAGCCGTTCCGGGTGCAGATGCGCCGGGGCGTGATCCGGTTTCTCGGCGATCCGGAGTGAGGTGGGGACATGGCAATCAAAAACTATACGACGAAAGTGGACGTATATACGTCCATCGGGGAAATCCAAGGCACGCTTGCACGCCACGGCGCCACCAAGATCATGATTGACTACGATAATGGCAAGCCGCAGGCAATCGCGTTCGGGATCGACACGCCGGCGGGGCC